GAGAAGGTTGATGGTGAGCATGTCTGCAGCTGGTGTTTTGCTAGAGACGAGACCGTGCTGCATGATCCCGAGACCGATACCTACTGGCATGAAGATTGCCGCGAAGTTGCCGGCGATACGATCCACCTCATGAAGGACTGGTTGCCCTTTAAGAAGAAACGCTGATTTACAATGATGAAGATAAATTCACCTGCAATCAGGTCATGATAATATATGTGCTCAAAAGTGTTGGCTTGGATCAGGCAAGACACCAAAAAGCAACCAGATCACTTGAAAGATGAACAGAACCGGACAATCGTTGAGTTAGCAGCGTACTGCTGCCGACGATCAAGCCGGAGCCGTTTCAATGCATCCTCAATTCACGCTGGATTTGTCATTTGGAGCGATCAGGCTCCTCTATGACTTGCATGGCGAGCCCTGCGTCATTGGTGACGTCACGGCGTTTGGCGATGACCTTCCCGTCAGAATGGTCAAATTACTCTCGCTTGCCGCCACACTATCGACGCCTCCCATTGCCACGACATTGGTTGTTCCACGGGAGCATGTCCTTTATCGCAAAGTGCGGCTGAACATAGATCGAGATGTGGAGGAGCGGGATGTCCTTGAGTTTGTAAGTCGAGAGCAGCAATTCAACAAAGATGAGCTTTGCGTCGATTGGGTTGTTGATGGATCCGAGGTCTATATTGCAGCCGTCGAAAAACTCACGCTGTTGGAAGCGGATGATTTTGCCCGGCAGCATGGGTTTGTTCCAACTTTATTCACAAGCTCTGTGCGCAATAGTAAATATCCTAGAAAGCCGAGGTTTCCTGTGCCAAAGCCTCTCAACGGTCCCGTCTGAAAAGATGTTACTGCCCGCGTTATCTGTCAGATATTTAACGCTGACGCTTGGCTGCACTTTAATGAGGCGTTTCATAAACGATCTCGCAGGATTGCACATTGATCTGGCCACACCCCGTGCACCGCGCCTTCGCGACCACATCGCCAACGATTGCAGGAGGGCTTGTAAGCGCAAGTAGCGCACTCACGCGCACAGATGCCGAGCGGCCGCATGCGCAAGTGAGCCTGAGCACGTGGCTATGGATCGTTGACAACCTGGTGCCTTCACTTTTTAACATCGCCGCTCCCTTTGACTGGCGAGGGTCGGTTACAGTCCTGAATGCCAACCTGCTGATATTCGATCTCGCAGGTCAAGGCGGAGCTTTAAAATGCCCACTCCCCGAGAAATGATCCTGACCGCTCTGGCGGACCTGTTGCGCACGGTACCGCATGTGCCTGTTCTGCGCTGTGAGGTCTTGCCCGAGCGGATTCCGCCCGCTGGCTTGATGATCCTGCGCGACGGCAACCCCGGCGAGCCTGGCGTGACGCTGTCGCCGCTGATGTATCACTACCAGCACCACGCAGAGCTGGAGGTCATCGTGCAGACTGGCGAGGACCGTGACGCCCGCTTTGATCAGCTAATCGGGCGCATTGGTGCTGCCATCGGTGCTGATCGCACCCTTCGTGGGCGCTGCGACTGGGTGGAAGCCGAGGCACCAGAGCCGGTCGATCTACCCGTCGAGGGAGGTGCGGCCATCAAAGCCGCAATCATTCCGATCATCCTGCATTACGCCACCAGCGACGCGCTGGCCTGACGACAAACCCGAGCTTCAAGGAGAGAACACATGGCACGAGCCCAAGGGGCGCGCGCGCAGATGGCGCTTGCGTTTGAGACTATCTATGGCACGCCGCCTGCTAGCGGCTTTACCAAAATGCCCTTTGCGACGGCGTCGCTAGGTGCCGAGCAGCCGCTACAGGCATCAGAGCTTTTGGGGTACGGTCGTGATCCGCTTGAGCCCATCAAGGATGCACTGACCGCCGACGGCAACGTTGTCGTGCCAATTGATGCCGAAGCTTACGGCTTTTGGATGAAGGGCGCTTTTGGTGCGCCGACAACATCCGGCGAGGGCCCCTATACCCACGTCTTTGAGAGTGGAAACTGGAGCCTACCCAGCTTTTCTGTCGAAGTGGGCATGCCGGAGGTACCGAGCTTTGCGATGTATTCGGGCTGCATGGTGGACAGCTTCAGCTGGAGCATGGGCCGGTCAGGGCTTTTGACTTCCACGGTTGAGCTCGTCGCCCAAGGCGAGGATTTGAGCACATCAACGCAAATCGGCACGCCCGCGACGCTGTCTCTCAAGCGTTTCGGTCATTACAACGGATCGGTCGAGCGCAACGGCGTGAACATCGGCAACATCGTCAGCGCCGAACTCACCTATCAAAACAACCTTGATCGGATCGAGACGATCCGCGCAGACGGCAAGATCGAGGGTGCCGACCCGTCAATTGCCGCGATGACGGGTAATATCACCGTGCGCTTTGCCGATGCGACGCTGCTCAATCAGGCCATTGGCGGTCAGGCCTGCGCGCTGACGTTCGGCTACGCCTTGCCCACGGGGGAGGCGCTCACTGTATCCGTCCCGCGGGTCTTTCTGCCCCGTCCGCGCCGGGAAATTTCCGGACCACAGGGGGTGCAGGTAACCTTCGCCTGGCAGGCAGCACAGCAGGCCAATGGCGACCCGATGGTCAGTGTCACCATTGTAAATGGCATTGAGGGCTATTGATCGCCATGCCTGCTACATAGACTTCTTACCGAAGCCGACAGGGTTACCTAGCCGCAGAAGACTTCTGCCATCCATCATCACTTCGGTCACGGTGCTCCGTTGGGGAGAAAGGATGGCCTGTTTACTGATATCCACGATCGCCAAGGTGACCTCGTGAAGGCGGGTTTCAGCACGCTCGGCGCGCAATGATGTCCGCTCCAGTTCATCTTTTAGCCTGCTGACTTCATCGCGCAGAAAATCCCGCTCAGTTTTTACGATCTCAAGCGTTTCAGTAAGGCCCAACAACTGATCGCTGGTTTCCGACTTTGCATCCATTCTCTTATTACTCTTCCTTCTGGGTACTGCCCCGAGACGATATATGCGCGCGACCACACCTCTTGGCCGGTGTCGTGCCAAGTGGCGCCGACGAAAAAACCCCCCAAGCGTTACGCTCGGAGGGCCGTGAGTGGGGGTTTTTCGTAGTGGGTTATACTAACCTGCCATTCTAAATCATGGCTGCAGTACGACCATCTTTCCCGGTGAGCAACAAAGCAACACATCCAAAGAACGTCTTTTCTCTCCTTGGATTTATGGCGCTGTCAAGTGCGCGCAAACGCAACAAAGGATACGAATATGCTGCAACTCAACTTATCCACGGAGCCGCGCTGGCTCGACTTGGGCCATGGTGTCCGACTATTCGTCGAACCTTTGACCACGGCCATTATGTTGGCCGCGCGGAGCGATCCGACCATCGTCGCGGCCGCTGGTAATACTGAAGGCAGCACCTCCAACGACGACCTTGCGCGTATCGTGGCAAAGGCCGTGGCGCGCATCGTCGTGAAGGATTGGGAGGGCGTCGGAGACGAGGACGGCAAGCCTCTTCCTCTGACGCCTGAGGGCATCGACGCGCTTTTGGAGCTCTGGCCGATCTTTGAGGCCTTCCAGACCAAATACATCGCAGGCGCGCTCATCTTGGATGCGGAAAAAAACGCCTGACCACTCTCGCCGACTGGGAGTTCGGCGGGGGCGGTGAATATTGCGCGGCTTGCCCATCAGTGTGTGCCGACTGTCCGCGCAGCCTGCACAAACCCATCACCCTGGAAGGCTGGCAGGTCTGGGATCTGGTTCAGCGCCTCGGCGGACAGGTGCGGGTTGCTGGCGGGGTGAGCGGCGGCGCTGTCCTCGGTTGGGATATGGCTGCTGCCCTGCAACTCGGCTTAGCCCTCGGGCTCTCGCCCCTGATCATCGCGGAATTCTTGCCGCTCATCGAGGCGGTGATGGTCCGCAAGATCAATGAAACCATGCAGGCCGGATCAAGCCTAACCTAACCTCGTTCTTAATGGAAACGAGGTATCACCGCATTCTGAGGTCTTACTCTCATGGCAGAAAAACGTGTCTCCGTCCGCCTCTCCGCGACTGGCGGGCGCCAGGTGCGTGCCGAGCTGGAAGGTGTGGGCGAGGCAGGCACTCGCGGCATGGGACGATTGTCGCGCGAGCTGGACCAAGCCAATGCGCGGATGGCCGCTTTTGCGCGCCGCGCCAAGATCGCAGCGACTGCTGCGGCCACAGCACTCGCGGGTGCTGTCGTTGCGATGACCCGCTCGACGGTGGCTGCCGCCAATGAGATCGGCCAGCTTTCTCAGGTGGCCAATGCCAACCCGGAGGTATTCCAACGCTGGGCGGCGGCCTCCGCCACGGTGGGGATCGAACAGGAAAAGCTCGCCGACATCCTGAAGGACGTGAATGACCGCGTCGGTGATTTTCTACAGACGGGCGGTGGTCCGATGGCGGACTTCTTCGAGAACATCGCGCCAAGGGTCGGTGTGACGGCAGACCAGTTCGCCCGCCTTTCCGGTCCTGAGGCGTTGCAGCTTTACGTCGATAGCCTTGAGAAGGCAGGCGTCAGCCAACAAGAGATGACCTTCTATCTCGAGGCTATGGCGTCCGATGCCACGCGTCTCATTCCGCTGCTGCAAAACGGCGGTGCGGAGATGACGAGGCTTGGGGCACAGGCGCAGGCACTTGGGGCTGTTTTGGATGCTGACGCCATCGCCGCCATGCATCGATCCGAACTCGCGCTGGTCAGCATTGGCCAGGTCTTCACGGGCGTCCGCAACCGGATTGCAGTGGCGCTTGCTCCCTCGCTGGAGGCGGTGGCCAATGCTTTTGTCGCACTGGCCTCTTCCACCAGTCCGATCAGCCGGGCCTTTGACGCGGTCCTTTCCAACCTTGACCGGCTCGCGATTTATGCGGGAACCTTCGCCACATTCCTCGCAGGTCGCTGGGTGGCGGCAATGGCCGCGGCAGCTTTCTCGGTGCGCGGGTTGGCCACGACGCTGGTGGTTCTCAAAGGCGCGCTGATCCGCACCGGCATTGGTGCGCTCATCGTTGGTGCAGGCGAGTTGGTCTATTGGTTCACGCGCCTCGCGTCCGGCGCCGGCGGTTTTGGCGAGGCGATGCGCCTCCTGAAGGATGTCGCCGTCGAGGTCTGGGACCGGATCAAGACGGGGGCTTCGGCTGCAGGCGCGCGCGCCACGGCGATGTTCTATGATCTCAAGGCTGATGCCACCACCGGCATGGCGGGGGCGATTGAAAGTGTGGTCGCCTTTGGTAACGCCACAGCGAATACCTTCGAAGGCGCACTTCTCGCCGTCCGCGAAATCTGGTCCCGCCTGCCAGCCGTGATCGGCGATCTTGTTTACGCGGCCGCCAATCGCATGCTCGACGGGATCGAGGCCATGCTGAATGGTGCGATCGCCCGGATTGATGCCTTTACGGGGAAGATCCGCGATGCGCTGGCGGCTGTGGGCATCGAGACGACCTTTGGTGAGATCGGCGAGATCAGCCTCGGGGATATTGCCAACCCCTTTGATGGGGCTTCAGCGGATGCTGGAAGCGCTGCTGCAGATGCGTTCCAGCGGGCTTTTGAAGATAACCCGCTCACAGCGCCCGACCTTGGACTTGATGGGATTGCCGCCGAGGCACTCGCCACCGCGAACACCTACCGGCAGGCCGCCTCCGATTTGGCAGCTGGAGCCAAGGCCCGGCTGTCCTCCTGGGCGGCACTCCGCGATGCTGTCGCGGGCACTGGCGAGGACGGCGCTGCGGCACTGGATGACGCCACGGCCTCTGCGGGCCGCTTGGCGGAGGCCATGGCCGAGGCTGGGGATACGGTTAGTGGCGGCAGCGGGTCTGGTGGTGGCGCCAGTGGCGGGGCGGCCGAAAGGATTGTTACCGGCTGGCGTGCCGTCTCCGAAGCCCTAAACTCTTATGCCACGGACGCCCTGAACTGGGGCAAAGGTCTCGGCGAAACCTTATCCAGCGCCTTTTCTGGCGCCGAGAGCGCATTCCGTAGTTTTGTGGAAACCGGCAAGTTGGACTTCAAAGGCCTGGTGCGATCGATCCTCGCAGATCTTGCTGTATTGGCGTTTAAGAATGCGGTGCTGGGACCCATTGCCAACGCGCTCTCAGGCGCTTTTGGCGGTGGCGGCTCTGTTGCTGCAGCGGTCTCGCATGCTGGCGGCATAGTGGGGATCTCCGGTCATACACGCGCCGTGCCCGCAGCGGTCTTTGCGGGTGCGCCGCGGATGCACGGCGGTGGCACCGTGGGGCCCGCTGGCTCCTGGGCCGGATTGCGGCCCGATGAAGTGCCTACCATCCTGCAGCGGGGTGAACGGGTGTTGTCGCGCGCAGAGGTCGCGCGCGGCGGAGATGACGCCACTCCTGTGGCGATAAATCTCAATGTGGATGCACGCGGTGCACAGATGGGTGTGGCCGAGCAGATCGCGGCGGTGATGCGGGGCGCACAGCCCGAGTTTGAGCGCATTGCAGTGGCCGCTGTTGGCAATGCCATGCGGCGGGGACGGATGGCATGAGTTTGATTGTGGAACTGCCGCGTACCTGGGTGGCCGGCATTGAGCGGCGCTTGGTGACCGCCACCAGCCAGACGCAGTCGCCCTTCACCGGGACGACGGAGGTGCAGGATTGGGGTGGCGAATGGTGGGAATATGATATCGAATTTGCTGCGCAATCCGGACCGCTGGCGCGCTCGGTCTCTGCCGCACTCACGGCGCTTGGCTCTGGCCGGGGGCTGTTGCTGTTTGCCGATCCCTCCATTGTGCCAAAAGTGCTGGCGCAACCGGTCTCGCTGACGGCACCCATTACGGGCGGCAATGTTGTGCAAACGCAAGGCTGGCCGTCGGGGCTACTCGCGCTGGCCTCTGGCGACTTTGTGTCGATCGGCACCGCGCGCGACACGCGGCTGCACCAGATCGCCTTTGACGTCACAGCGGACATCAACGGTCTGGCAACACTGACGCTCTTTCCGGCGATCCGCAGCGCGCTGCCCGCCAATACACCTTTGGAGGTCAACAGACCACAGGTGCTGCTGCGCCCCACGAGTTCGGTGCCAACCCGCATTGAACGCGCGGCGCGTCACCGCTTCACGCTATCTGGACGCGAGGCGCTATGAGCAGAGACATCACAAATGGCATGGCCACAGCACTCGACCGCGCTGATCTGCAGCCTGCGATCTTTTTTGAGGGGGAGTTCCCGTCCGGCATGGTGCGGATCTGGACCGGTCCGGGTCCAATCGACTGGGACGGCAAGACCTGGACAGGCGTTGGTGTCCTTCTTGGGCTTGGCGCGCTTGAGGAAACCTCTGATGTTGTCGCTTCTGGCACGATGGTCTCGCTCTCGGGCGTGCCACTGGATCTGGTGGGGCTTGCGATCGATGAGGCGCGCCAGGGTCAGGCGGGGCGCATCTGGCTCGCGCTGCTCACAGAGGACCGGACCGTCATCGCCGATCCCGTCCAGGCCTTTACGGGCCGTCTTGATGTGCCGGAACTGCAAGAGGACGGGCAGAGCTGCCGGATCACGATCAGCTATGAAAGCCGCCTTATTGATCTGAGCGTGCCGCGCAACTGGCGGTACACCCATGAAAGCCAACAGGTCCTGCACCCGGGCGATCGTGGTTTTGAGCATGTGACGGCCATTCAAGATCAAGAGATCACCTGGGGACGCGGCTGATGGAGCGACCGATTACTGTTGCCACGCGCGTTTCCACCCGCGTGCCCCATTGGGAGCAGGTCCTTGCGGACGCGATCCAGCAGGCCAGCACGCGCCCCTTTGTCTGGGGCCAGCACGATTGTGCGACCTGGGCTTTTGATCTCCATCGTGACCTGACGAATGGCCCGGACCATGCCGCACTTTGGCGGGGGCGGTATCGCACACCGATCGGCTGCGGGCGGGTGTTGCGCCGTCTTGGCTGGACAAGCCTTGAAGAAGGCGGGCGCGCCTTGTTGGGCAACCCGCTTGATGATGTGCGCCTCGCACAGCGTGGCGATCTGATTTTGGGCGGTGAGCCAGAAGCCTTTGGCGTCGTCATCGGCGCCAAGGCCGCTTTTGTGGCACCTGACGATCTGGTGCGCCTCTCCCTTGCAACCTGCCGTCTCGCCTGGAGGACGTGAACAATGCCACCCGTGGTTTTAGGTGCTGTCGCTCTTGGGGGTGCTGCCATTGCCGCAGGCGGTGTGGCCGCAGCTTTTGCAGCCACGGGTCTGGTCGGCTTTGCCGCCCAGTTCGGGGCGTCGATGCTCTTATCAGCGGCCGCACAGGCCTTGATGCCCACGCCAAGCCTGGGCCAGATGGAAATGAAGGCCCGCACAGTGACGGTGCGCGAGCCGGTGATGCCCCGCGAGATGGTCTACGGCCGCGTGCGCAAGGGCGGCGTGATTGTGTTCCTGCATTCTACTGGGGCGAAGGACAAAGACCTGCACTTGGTGGTGGTGCTGGCTGCCCACCGCATCAAATCCATTGGTGCCATCTATTTTGAGGGCGAAGAGGCGGTTGACGTCTCAGGTGCGGCCCAGGGCCGATGGGCGGGCAAGGTTGCTGTCGAAAAGCGCTTGGGGGCCGATGATCAAACCGCCTTTGCGGGGCTCATTGCGGCGGCACCCGAGCATTGGACGGATGCCCACCGCCTTGCGGGTTGTGCGGCACTCTATTTGAAGCTGACCTATGATCCGGATGCATTTCCAGGCGGCATTCCCAACATCACTGTGGATCTCGAGGGCAAGGCCGACATCCTCGATCCACGGACGGGTCAGGAGGGTTATACGGACAATGCGGCGCTCTGCGTGGCCGATTACATGGCCCATGCGACCTATGGCATCGGAGCTACAATTGGGGGTGCCGACGGGATCGAGACGGACAGTCTGATTGAGGCGGCCAATATCTGTGATGAGGCTGTGCCGCTCGCCACTGGCGGCACTGAGCCGCGCTACACTTGCAATGGCGTGGTCTCGCTCGCAGAGACGCCGAAGACCATTATCGAGGCGATGCTGACGGCGATGGCAGGCCGCTGCATCTGGCAGGCAGGCCAATGGCGGATGCGCGCGGGGGCCTACCGGGTGCCGGAGACAGTGATCACGGCAGATGATCTGCGCGAGGGCGGGATGACCCTGACCACGCGGCAAAGCCGGGCGTCAAACTTTAATGCGGTGCGCGGCCAGTTCGTGAGCCCCGAGAATAGCTGGCAGCCTGATGACTTCCCGGCCTATGCCAGTGAGGCCTACCGGCTGGAGGACAATGGCGAGCGGGTCTGGCGGGATATCTCGCTGCCCTTCACGATCTCTGCCTCCATGGCGCAGCGTCTGGCGAAGATCGAACTCGAGCGCGCGCGCCGGCAAATGAGCCTGAAGATTGCGGGCAAGCTGAAGGCCTGGCGGGTTGCGGCGGGCGAGACCACCTATGTGAGCTACGCCCGCTGGGGCTTTGGCGGCGCCAATCTACCTGAAGGAAAACCCTTTGAAGTTGAAGCCGTGCGGCTGGATCTGACGCAGGTTGGACCAGGTCCGCGCTTGGCGCCGGAACTTCTCATGCGGGAAACTTCTCCGCTGATCTATGATTGGGACGCCTCCGAAGAACAGATCTATGCAGCCGCCCCGCGCACAACGCTGCCCTCGGCCTTTGACATTGTCCCACCGGGTGCGCCGCAGATCAGTGAAGAGCTTTATGTGACCCGCGACGGCTCGGCGGTCAAAGTCCTGGCGCGGATCGCCTGGGAGCCTGCGGCTTCGGGGTTTGTCGATACCTATCAGGTAGAGACGCGGCGGGATGGCGGTGTCTGGCTGGACCGTGGCCGCACCTCCGGCACGGTCATGGAGTTGCGCGACATCCAGCCGGGGCAATGGGATGCGCGGATCAAGGCGATCTCGGTGCTGGGTGTCTCGTCGGTCTGGCGCGAGGGGGGCTTGGAGATTGTGGGGCTCACGGCGCCACCGGCTGCGCTGACGGGGCTGACGATCCAGTCTGCAGGCGGTCTTGCCGTGCTGAAATGGCAGCGTTCGGTTGATGTGGATGTGCGCGTGGGTGGTAATGTCATTATCCGCCACAGCAAGGAAATGGCCGCCACTTGGGCAAACTCCACGCTGATGGACCGGGTCTCGGGCGGCGAGGCGATTGCGGTCGTGCCGCTGAAACCCGGGACCTATCTTTTGCGCGCTGAAGACAGCGAGGGGCGGATTGGTCCCGTCAGCACGGTGAGCACAAAGGGCGTGCAGATCCTGAGCTTTGCGCAGCTGAATACGCTGGCGGCCGAGCCTGCCTTCCCTGGCCTGAAAACCGGTCTGGTGGCCACCGCTGGGACGTTGCAACTGCAAACCGGAACAGATGCTCAAGGTTCACCCGTCGTATTGGCGAGCGAAGGGCTCTACCAGTTCGAGAGCCTTCTCGACTTTGGAGCACTTCGGCGCGTCCGTCTGCGGTCTGATATCCTCGTCGGGGCCTCGGCGCTGTCGGATTACATTGATGACCGGATGACGCCGATCGATAGCTGGGCCGACTTCGACGGCTCCGAGGGTGCCGATATCGACGTGGTGCTCGAGATCCGTGAAACCGATGATGATCCGGCGAGTGCAAACCCTGTCTGGGGACCTTGGGGGCGGATCGACAACAGTGAAATCGAGGCGCACGCGGTTGAGGCGCGGGCCTGGCTCAGAACCAGTGATCCAGCCTTTACGCCGATCGTCTCGGAATTGCGGCTTATAGCGGATGAGGTGGTTTGAGGACATCCCGTATGTGCGGGGCGTCCCTTCGCTGCCTTTCGGCTGCGCCTCAAACGCGAATGGTCGCATTCCATTTTATTGAGAAACGGGAAATCCATTTATGGCTCAGGCCCCAAGCTTTGTGATCATCAACGACAACGGGGCAGCTGTGCGTGCCCAGATCAACCAGATTGTTGCCGCATTGCGCTCCACCAGTAGCGGTGCGGTGGAACCTTCGGCCACCGCGCCGGGTATGCTGTGGCTGGATACCAGCACCACACCGCCGACGCTCAAGCTGCGCAATCTGGCTGATGCTGCCTTTGAACCGCTACTCGACGGTGGGGAATATTAGGGATCAGCGCGTTTACGCGCGTTTCTATAGACGGCGCTCCGCTCACGTTTGCCGACCGCCACCACCGTTACCGTGACAGTGGTATCGTCTACGCGGTAGACGAGGCGATAGCCCGCGCTGCGAAGCTTGATTTTGTAGTGGCTTGGCATGCCGTGCAGGCCATCAGCCACAACATGGGGCTGAACAAGTCGTTCTTTGAGCTTGTTTTTGAATTGCGATTGCAGCGTCACGCCAAGTTTACGCCACTCCTTGAGGGCTGTGGGCAGGAATTGCAGCTCATAGCTCATCCAAGCTGACCCGAACCGGTGTCTCGTCAGCCCGTTGCTTAATGGTGTCGGCCAGCTCCAAATCGTCCATATGCTCCATCAAGGCCTCATAGCGCGCGGCAGGCACCATATAGGCCATGACACGGTTGTGGTTCAGCACGGCGACGGACTCGCCTGCTGCCTGCGCCATGACCTGCGACGGGTTTTTTTTAAGATCAGAAACGCTGACGGCGATATTGGCTTCGACACGCTGCATGACGGCCTCCAAATAGTGCGAAATACAGCTCTAAATATAGTCCATATTAACACCCACGCAAGCGCTTTGCGTGGACAAACCTGTAAGGGAGGCGCCCATGACCGAGCCGGGCTTTTTAGAAACCTTGAACAGCCTGTTTGGCGGGGCGGTGACCACGCTGATCGGCGCCTTTACCGGGCGGCTGATGTATCACTCGGGTGAGGTGAAACTTGGCCGGCGGCGGTTTTTTGGCAAGGAGCTCTTGTGGGAAATCCCCGTGGCCATTGGCATGGCGATTATTGGCGAGGCCATCGCAAGCCACTTTGATCTTGGCCAGCCGGTGCGCACGGGGCTTGTGGCCACGTTGGCGTATTTGGGACCGCGCGGGGCGGAGGCCCTGATGACAGCCTGGCTTTGCCGCAAGAAGTAAGCCGCGCCTCGTAAAACTGAGCACAGGCACAAACAAAGCCACAAACATCAAGCGCTGCCCTTCGGGGTGGCGCTTTGCATTTGCATGGGAGAGCATCATGACACCTTTTGAGATTGCCCGCGGGTATATCGGCACCACCGAGGGCCCGGGCCCCGCAAATAACCCCATCGTCATGGCAATGTATGCCAGCGTCGGCCACGATTGGGTGGAGCACGACAGCGTTGCGTGGTGCGCGGCCTTCGTCGGTCATTGCCTGGAGAAGGCGGGCATGCGCTCGACCCGCAAGCTGACAGCGCGGTCCTATCTTGACTGGGGCATCCCTGTAGAGATCGCGAATGCGCAGCCCGGTGACATCGGGGTCATACCCCGAGGCGCGTCCCGCTGGCAGGGGCATGTGTTCTTCATTGACCGCATTGAAGGGGCCTGGATTTGGGGGCTTGGCGGCAATCAGTCTGATGCGGTGAATGTGAAACGCTATCCCGTCTCAAAGCTCTTGGGTGTCCGGCGGGCTGGCAATGTCGCGCCAGCAGTGACTCTCTCCGTCAAGGCCGTGCAGCGCCGGTTAAAGGATCTTGGCTATCACGAGGTCGGCACCATCGACGGGGTGATCGGGCCACGCACGCGCGCGGCGATCCTGGCGTTCCGAGATGATCATGCGCTGTCGCTGGTTCCGGTCATTGATGTCGCGCTGGAGGAGGCTCTGAAATTAGCGAACCCGCGCCAAGTTGCGCCGGAACGGGCGGCGGGCGTGCCCGAAGATAGCCGGATCGTGACGGCGGCGAATGCGCAAATCGGGCTTGGGGTTCTGGGGGCCGCAGGCTCTATCACCTCTCAGATCGCACCAGCATTGCGTGAGGCCGAACAGGCCCGGGAGACAGCCTCCCGGCTCTTTGCGCTCGCAGGTCTGGAGGCCTGGCTGGCCATGGTCTTGCCATGGATCGGGATGGCGATGTTTGTCGGTGTCATTCTCTATGCGCTAAAGGCGCGCTCCGCCCGCATTGAAGATCACCGGACAGGACGCACGCCATGATCGGCGTTGTCCGCGCACTCCTGAGTGGCTTGGGCAGACGGGCTGTCTTTTACGGCACCATCATCTTGGCCGCGACCGTCGCCCTCTGGATCGCCGTCTGCCAGGGGCGCCAAGCCGCCACGGCGCGTTTTGCCGTGCGCCGTGCCGATGCGCGCGTCAGATCCATGCAAACCTCAAAGGACATCCGCCATGACGTGCAAAACACTGACCGCGCTGATCTTGAGCGTCGGGCTCACCGCTGGATGCGCGATTGATCCGGCTGTCATGTATGAGGATTGCGATTGGGCAGAGCCTATTCGGCCGTCGCGTCATGATGTTTTGAGTGACCTGACGCTTGCGCAGATCGTGGCACATAACGAGGTGGGCGCGCGCCTATGCGGGTGGCAGCCATGAAATTGTTCTTTAGCGTTCAGTTGCGGCCGCAACACTGCTTGTATTTGCGACCCGACCTGCAGGTGCATGGATCGTTTCGGCCGGGTCGTGGTCCTGCTTGAAACGGCTGCCCCGGCAGGTTGGCCGGAGCCTGTCCGGCGAGTTCGGGGCGAAATTGATGAAGGATTGTCATCACGCAACCCGGAATCAGATCAGGCGCTTCGAGGTCGATCTCGTCGATCTCTTCCTCCGTGAATTTGCTATTTCCGGTACTGATGTCCTGCAGCGCCATCAT